GTGCCTAGCCCAACCTCTACTCTAGATAGCAGAAATACCTTATCACTAAATAAGTCTTGCCCGCCTCCGTCAGTGAGAGTATTCCTTGCCACCTGTTTATTTGCTTTACCAATTACTGCTACTAGTTCAGGATCTAATAATTTTAGGAATCCAGGCCCAGTATATGAAGTTCCTGTGGAAGGTCTATCAAAGTTTGTTTTTGGTGTCCAAATGTATTGATCCGCTTCGCTGTTGAGCCAATCTCTGATATTGCTTTCCAAGTAATTATTTGAACCATATCTAACTCTTTGTTGATGATTAACGGGATTAAGGGTAGGTGAGTCTGTACTAGTAGATACTGTTATGTCATCTTCAATTACTGTTACTCTGTCAGCTGCATAGGTTCTCGCTTTTAAAGGTATATAGCTATCATCTGCCCAAGAATATATATACACTTGGCCACCTTCAGGCACTTCCAATGTGGTAGTAAATTCATATTTACCACTATCTATTTCAAAGATATGTTTGCTTGGGGCTAATGCTGTTGCTGCATAATATAAAGCTTCTGAGGCATCCCATTGGCAATTCATTAAGCAATCTCTTGTTTGAATAGTTAAGCTATGGCTATACTCCGTGTCAGTTGGAGTATCGTGGTCTATACCGATAATAGTCCAAACTATCACTTTTCCATCATATATGCTCAAAAATTGGTCGCCTATTTCAAAATACTCCTCTGCCAATCCCGCTCTAACTATTGCCTGAACATCTTCCCAAGACTTTATAAATGGCGCAATACCGATTTTGTCTTTAATTAAAGCTATTTGTGTCGTATAATCGGCCAAATGCGAAGTTAAAGCATCATTTACTGCATTAATCGCACTTGTAGTTGCCAATGTTTCTCCGGTTTTATCTATAAAAACTGAATTCTTGGCTCTGTTCTTACCTGCCATTGCAATCACTCCTTAAACTAATTTAAAGAGGCGGGTTTTCCCCGCCATTACATTTAAGATACTTTCGCACCGAAAACGAAGGAAGCATCATCCCAACCGAAGCTAAATCTTGCTACGACTTTATATTTTGCCACTTCTGTATCGAAGTCTAGTTTGTCTTTTTCTAGTTTTGCTTTCCTTCTGTCGAACCAGTTAAGATAATTCTTCATCCTGGACATATCTACTAAAAACCATGCTGTGGGGTTTTTCAGGAATGGGAATTCTATTACATTTACGCTGCCTTTCCAGATGTTTACGTTATTCTCTATGGAATCCGGCTCTTTATCGCTGTCTGCTATAACAAGTGCAGCTTTTCTTAATGCAGGTGGAACGATTAACGTATCAGGGTTTATTGCAAGTAGGTTTCCTTTATCGTCTGTCCATTCCATCATTTTATTTCTTGCTTTTTCAAGAGTGTCTGCATTTAATGCCCAATCTGATCCTGAACCTGCATTTGACCACGTTCCGCTGCTCTCAGGACCTAGCGGGTGGTCGGTAGCACAAAGTGGTTTGCCGTCTGGTCCGTTATGGGATGCGCTAAAAGCATTGTTAAATACAGATGCTGCATAATATTGTCTTGTATAATATACAGAATCTGCAAGTTTTCTTGCTCTCTTTTTAATTTCGGCATAAAGATCGTCTTCCAAAAGTTCACGCTCTATTAACAAACCTTTTGAGAACTTTTTATGAGTGTAAGTTGCCTTAAACCCTTTGTTTATGTCTTCATATGCTACTTGCCTTCCGGAATTGTTCCATTCTTCCATTAATCCGAGAGAACCGGTCCCAGTTGTAAACTCCTGTGCTTTACCGGACCCCTCTACGTTAAATAATGCAGGAACATAGTCTTTTAGTTTTCCCATATGTTTGTCGTATATTTTCCTTAGTCCTGGTAATAATAGTTCGCCCCAGTTATCTGAAATCATCATGTCATATTCATCTCCTTTTTAAGTAAATAAAAAACGGTTGTTCTAGCCGTTTTAAGTTGTGGGTATTTCTTGTACGGTGAAAGTGTGACTTGAAATAATCACGTCTACAGTTTTATTGGCACTGTCTACTGCTATTACAGTTAACGGTCCATTTACAGATGAGCCATCTAGTATTGCAGCGGAATCTGATTTTATGTTTTTTCTGCTAAATAGTGCAGGTGTATTTCCGGTATATGGCACCCTGTAAACGTTAAAAGGATTATCATATACTGCTCCGTGTGTTTTTGCATCGGCAGCTATGGATTCTGCCATTACCCCAAAAGCTTCATCGTCTGAATTGGTTGAATTAGTTATAGCCCCTGATGATACTTTTACAAGATTACCCTTTGTAAAGGTCGTGCTTGATGCTAATGGGTATATGCTGGGATTAGCAGGAAAACCTGCTAGGTTTCTGACAAAAGTAAACACTTTACTTCACCTCTTTATTTTTTATTTAACTTTGTTTTTTCTTCGGCGTATTCCTTGTACGACAAACCAAGCCTTGCAGCTATTTGTTTTTCTTGCGGAGTTAAATAACTTGATTTGTCAGGGGCAGCACCTGTAGCTTTTTCGACAGCTATTTTACTCCGTTTGGAAATATTTGCTAATGTTTTTTGTTCTGCTGCATTTTGCATCTGTTTTGTGATTTCTCCGCTTAATACTTTTTGACCTAATACATAATTCATTGCAGGAACAAAACCACATTCTAGTCCGCCTCTGGCAAAGTTGTCTATTTCTCTTTCGTATTTTTTAACAAGCGGGTTGGATAAATATTTTGATTTCTCTTGGCCGTATAGGACTACACCCTGAAATGCCTGTAGTTGCTGTTCGTATGCTGACATTCGCCTTTCTGCTTCTTCCATTTTTTCTTCGCTTTTTAGAATTCGTTCAGCATCTTCTTCTGGTATCCCTAATTCTTCGGCTTTTTGAACTACTCTTTGTTGCCTGGCATAATCGACAATACCGGATATATCCATACCTACAAGGGATTCTAATTCCTTTACCATTTGGCTTTTTCTATCCCTTGCAAGTCGTTCTGCTATGATTCGGTCTACATCTTCCTGAGTGAATTTTGGTTCATGTTCCGGTGTATTTTCTTCTGTTTTTTCTTCTTCTGTGTCTTCTGAATCATCTTCCACTGTGTTATCTTCTTCGGGTTCTTCCTCGTTTTCTGTTACTGTTTCATCCTCGTTTTCTTCTTCGTCTGTATCGAAAATATCGTCTATATCTAATTCGTCGTCTACATCAGGTGTCAAATCGTCGTCCATGCCCGGTTCTTCCGCAAAAAGTTGTAAATCAATCTTCATTGTTCATACCTCCGTTTTAAGGCCGTCGCCTATTAATTTACCCCGTCTTTCCGGGTTGTCATTTGTCCGGTGTTTATGCCACACCGTAGGGCTGTAATAAATTAGAAATGACCTGATTTCTTTGTTCAGGCGGCAGCGATTCTAACTGCTGCCTTAAATCAGGCCTTTGTTCTAAGATAGCTTGAAGTTGCTGTATCGGGTCTATAATTTGCCCGCCTTCTTGCACTTCACCTCCTTCTTGTGGTAATTCCTGGCCTTGAGGTGTCTGCATTGCGTTTTCTAATGCTTCCAGCCTCATTTTTTCATAAGGAGGGAATTTACCGTGTTCCATTACATACCAGAAAGTCTTTTCGTCAATAATCTGTGCAACAAATAATTCTTTTGCCATATCCATAAAGAATATTTTATCGTATGCCGGAACTGCGGTTACTTTGCATATAACATCAAATTCAGGTGAATATACTTCATAGTCCTCACCTTCGATTAATCCTTCCGGTCGTTCTTCGCTGACATATTCACTAGGATTGAATTGGTTATAGGGCATAATATCGCCTGTTTCGTATAAGTAAACTTTCTTGAAATCATCTGCTCTGTATTCGCCGTATTCTGTTTTTTCGTTGTTTTCGCCTATTATGCGAAATATTCTTCTTTCTGTATAGAATCTGTCTATTAGGTGGTTTATATATTTACCCACTTCTTCAAATGCTGTCATAATTGCCATTTCTTTTGACCGCAGCCTTACTTGCGCTCTTGCTGCCAATAAACTTAAAGCCCTAAAAGCAGTTACGCTTCCGGGCGTTTTACCTTGAGTTATATCAAATCTGCCGATTATTGCCTCCATTGTTCTTTGCAATCTTACTACTTCATTTTGCAGCGTAGCAGGTATACCTGTAGGAAAAAGCTTTTTAATACCGCCTACATCCCTGACAGGATACCACATACCGGCTAAATTACCGTAATTCTTTACCATTTCCCTTTGCTTTGGCGTTAATGCACCTTCGTTATATACAGTTTGGCCTAATGCTTGATGTATATGGCCTTCTAATATAATTTCAGAAGTTTTGTTTAGGATTATTTGCGGGTTTTTCAAAAAGTAAGCCTCGCCGTATCCCCAGATACTATTTTCTCTTGGATAGCATTGCTTGACTATAAATGGGAATTTGGGGTCTTCATCGGGTTCAAAATATATATAGTTTGCATGTTTTAGATAAACCGGATTCGATTCACCGGCCCACCATATTACATGCATACCATCTCCTTGGTTTTTTTCTCCTTCGTCAAGTATCATGGGTTGGCCTTTATACCACGTTTCCACTATAAGCACAGAATCATCTTCCAGTGAAGTCTGAGGGTCTTCGTCCAGTGTTAATTCTGCATCTAGTGAATCGGCGCTGATTTTGGCGTCCGGATACATAGATTTAATATGTTCAAATGTCTTATATAGTGC